TGATACATTTGATGAAAATAAGTTTGGAAATAAAACTTATGTTAAAATAGAAGATTTAGGATTTGAATTAGGAATAACTTGGTTTGATGCCTTTACCAATTTAGATCAAGAAAAAGAATTATACATTAGAACTATGTTAACTAATGGAGAGAAATTATCTGAAGAACCAAGAATAGAAGTATCAACTATCCATGCAGCAAAGGGTGGTGAATGTAAGAATGTTATTCTTGTATTAGATAATGCAAAGAAAATAAGACAATCTACGGAAGAGAATGTAGATAAACAGGATGAAGAACATAGAGTTTGGTACGTTGGTGCAACAAGATCTATGGAAAATCTTTATATATTAAAATCTAAAAGAGAATGGAAAGGATATCAGTTATGAGTAATAAAGTGTTTTTTAAACAAGTAGGAGGAGCTCACTATAAGAAATATAAAATACAGCCTTCTTTATTTATTAACCAAAATAAGATACTGTTTGCAGAAGGTAATGCAATTAAATATATTTGCAGACACCAAGATAAAGGAAAGAAACAAGATTTGTTAAAAGCAATACATTATATAGAAATGATTATAGAAAGGGATTATGAAAGTACCTCTGTTTGAAGCACAAAAGGAATGGGTTGAACCAGAAGAGTTTCCAGATTTAAGGTCTTATGATGAGATTGCAGTAGACTTAGAGACTAGAGATCCTGATTTAAAGAAAAAAGGATCAGGTTCTGTTATAGGTAATGGAGAAGTAATTGGTATAGCTGTTGCTGTACCAGGAAGATCTTTTTATTTTCCTATAGCCCACGGCTCAGGGCCCAACATGGATAAAAAGAAAGTATTAGAATGGTTTAAAGACACCATGGCTACTCCTTCTTTAAAAGTATTTCATAATGCAATGTATGACGTTTGTTGGATTAGACAAATGGGTATCAAGATCAATGGTTTAATCGTAGATACAATGATTGCTGCATCTTTAATTGATGAGAATAGATTTCAATATAGTTTAAATAATTTATCTTGGGATTATCTTGGTTATGGTAAGAGTGAAGCTTCTTTAAATGAAGCTGCTAAATCTAGAGGATTAGATCCTAAAGAAGATATGTGGCAACTACCCGCTATGGAAGTTGGATTATATGCTGAGAAAGACGCTGAGCTTACATTAGAACTTTGGCAAATGTTTAAAAAAGAAATAGTTCATCAAGATATAGAATCAGTATTTAATTTAGAAACTGATTTGTTTCCATGTCTTGTAGATATGCGATTTAAAGGCGTAAGAGTTGATATAGAGCGAGCAAACAAACTAAAACAGCAGTTAACGTCACAAGAAGAAGAGATCCTATTAAAAATAAAAGAACAAACAGGGATAGAACCGCAGATTTGGGCAGCAAGATCAATTGCAAAAGTTTTTGATAAGCTTGGTTTAGAATACGACAGAACTGAGAAATCATCGGCGCCTTCCTTTACAAAGAATTTTTTACAGGAACATCAACACCCTATAGTACAAATGATTGCTAAAGCAAGGGAAATAAATAAAGCACATACAACTTTTATTGATACATATATTAGATATGAACACAAGGGTCGTATTCATGCTGATATTAATCAAATTAGATCTGATCAAGGTGGTACTGTAACAGGAAGATTCAGTTATAGTAATCCAAACTTACAGCAACTACCAGCAAGGAACAAGGATCTAGGACCACTCATTAGATCTTTATTTTTACCGGAAGAAGGTCATACATGGGGTTGTTTCGATTACTCACAACAAGAACCTAGATTAGTTGTACACTATGCAGCTCTATATAAGTTTCCATCGGTCTATGATGTAATTGAATCTTATAAAGACGATCCTAATACAGACTTCCATCAAGTAGTAGCTGATATGGCAAATATTCCAAGATCACAAGCTAAGACTATTAACTTAGGTTTATTCTATGGTATGGGTAAAACTAAGCTACAAGCTGAGCTTGGAGTATCTAAAGAAAAAGCCGCAGAACTATTTGAACAGTATCATGCTAAAGTTCCATTTGTTAAACAATTAACAAATGCTGCTTCTAACAGATCTCAAGAACGTGGTCAGATAAGAACTCTCCTTGGTAGGCTATGTAGGTTCCATTTATGGGAACCTAATAGCTTCGGTATGCATAAAGCTATGCCTCATGAAGAAGCACTCCAGGAACATGGACCAGGGATCAAGCGAGCTTACACATACAAAGCTTTAAATAAATTAATACAAGGTTCTGCTGCTGATATGACAAAGAAGTCTATGGTAGAATTATATAAAGAAGGAATAGTTGCTCATATACAAATCCATGATGAATTAGATATATCAGTTGAATCTCCTGAACATGCTAAAAAGATTGTAGATATCATGGAAAATGCTGTTCAATTAGAGGTTCCTAACAAGGTAGACTATGAATCTGGCGAGAATTGGGGTGATATTTATGATTGATCCTATATTTAGGAACTGGTAATATTTATTATTATGGAAAAATTAAAAGCGTTCATATTATCAGTTTATTTAAAATTACAATACTTTATTATTGTTTATTTAAATGCTATTGAAAAAGCATCTAAATGGATCGTAAATACTGTATTAAGAGTAGATTTGCTAAATGATCAATCATCAAAAATAATTACAACTACCATATATATTTTGCTTCATATAATTATATTAAGCATTTTCTCTTACTTTATATTCTGATCAATTGTATCAACAAATTAGCAGTTGGGTGCTGTTTATTAAATCACTGTAAATGTCATGAAAACAAAGATTATAATAATAAAATATTTGATGATAGCTCTAGTAGCATTTGTATTAGGTACATTCTTCCCCAATCCAATAGCAAAGAAAAAGACTGAGAATGCCATTATCGCCTGGGCCAAAAGCCTAGGTTTTGGTCCGCCAAGGTTCGAATATCATAATGATAAAGAATTCGTAGTCGCCCTTAATAAATGTATCCAATACCTTAATTTCGAAATACCCCCTTCAAAACACATAAATACAGAACTTATAATAGCACAAGCTATAGTTGAGTCTGATTATGGTAGATCTAGGTTTGCATTAGAGGGCCATAATTTGTTTGGTATAAGGATATGGTCTAAAGAGGGTATGTTACCATATAGGCAACCTGATACCATAGATTGGCGTGTAAGAGTGTTCAAAACTAAATGTGATTCTGTAAGGTATTACATAGAAATATTGAATAATAAACAAGTATATGCTGAATTTAGAAAAGCTAGGGACTTTACTTTTAATTCAGACCCTATTAAAATGGCAAAAGCATTAGATAATTTTTCAACAAACAAAGAATACGAACAAAAAGTAGTAGAAGTTATTAAAAGATTAAGAAATGAACTTAAGTGAAAATTTTACATTACAAGAATTAATTTATTCAGATACAGCTATTCGTAGAGGTATAGACAATAAACCCAATGACGAGACTATAGAAAATTTAAAAATAGTTTGTGAAAATATACTAGAACCTGTTAGAGAATATTTTAAAGCTCCCGTTGTAGTATCTTCTGGTTATAGATCAGTAGAAGTTTGTGAAGCTGTTGGTTCTTCCGCTAAAAGTCAACATACCAAAGGACAAGCCGCAGATTTTGAAATATTTGGTATACCCAACAAAGACGTAGCAGATTGGATCGTAAACAACATTGATTTTGATCAATGTATACTTGAGTTTTGGAATGAAAATGAGCCCAATTCAGGGTGGATTCATTGTAGTTTTAATAGTGCAGGCAATAGGAAACAATATTTAAAAGCTAGCAAAGAAAATGGTAAAGTAGTATATTCTTCAATGGTATGAAAAACTTTACAATTGAATCTTTAATTGTTCATGGGGTTTGCCCTAGTTGTAAAGAATTGACAGCCTTAGTATCTATTTTAGATAATATTTATAAATGTACATCTTGTGGAAATGAACTTAAACAACACGTTAATGGTGTTATTAAATATTTACCTCTAAATAATAAAGAAATTATAAAATCAATTGCAGTTAAAAATAAATAATGGCTAGAAAAGTAAGTTTAGGAAATGGTCAATTTATTAAACAATCTAATAAAAAACGTCCTGGACGTCATTCAAAAAGACCTAATAAAAGAAGTACCCGTAAGGTGTATAACGGCCAAGGTCGTATATAATATATTTGACATATAAAATAATATAGGTTAAAATCCTACATTATAAACAAATAAGAAAGGTTATAGATGACTGATATAAGTAAATATAAAAATGTAACTTTATCTAAAGAAGCTTATGCTAAATTAGATAAAATACGTAGGGTGATTGCTCCTCCTGTTATTGTAAGTAGATCACAAACTGTTGCAATATTAATTGAAGAGAAAGCGAAGAGTTTAAATGGTAAAATGTCCAAGTAATTTAAACGTGCAAATAGAAAGTGGCGATTTAATTCCAGAACAAAAGTTATGGAGAGCTGTTCTATGTCAAATGCTTTATGATGCTCTTTCAAGTTTTGAAAACAAAGCTATGAGTATACATGAAAAGAAATCAGCTGAAAATTGGTTTCTTAATAAATCAAAAGATTTTTTTGATGTATGTAATAATGCTGGGTTTGAGCCTATGTATATACATGAAAAAGTAAAAAAACTTTTAAATTTAAAAAAACTTGAAAAACTAGGAATAGTTTGGAACCATACAAGAAAGACTAGATATGAAAGTAATTTGTCCAAAGTGTAAAGGTAATGGTTATAGGACCATTAAAATACAAGGTGAAAAAGAATCTCATTATGAAGATTGTAAATATTGCAATAACCAAGGTGAGTTAAAAGAAAAAGATGTAAATAAAAAAATGAACTATGAAAGGATGCAACAATGACAATATCGGGATACAAAAAAGCAATAGCTAAATTAATAAAAGCATACAGAAAAAAATATGATGTTTTTGGTAATAAAAGAAAGGGGAAAAAACGTGCCAAACGATAAAGGACCTAATGATTTAGAATGGATCATTGAAAAACTTAAAAAAGAAAACTATAGATTAGAAATGGAAGTTGAAATGCTTAAGAAAGATATTGAATTCTTACGTGAAGAACTTCAAGCTATATCTTTAGAAAAAAGAAATGACTGGTAAAAAAGATAAATACAGTAAAATAATTATTCATAGTGCAGTTAAATATTGGGTAGAACCAAAGCGTTATGGATATGAAATTAAAATATTAGACGAATCAGAACAAGTCACAAGCATTGAATGCCATATAAAAAAGAAATACAGGCCACATGATGAGGAGATATTTAGAAAAAATGGAAACTAAAATTTGCAATAAATGTAATATAGAACAACCATTAGATAATTTTTATTTTTATCCTTCTGGAAAAAGCCGTATAAGAACTTGTAAAGATTGTGAAGCTTTTAGAGCTTATAAATGGAATGAAAAAAATAAAGAAAGAAAGAGACATATTGAAGGTAAATATAAATCTGAAGAAAGAGGTTATTTAATTAATCTTTATGTAAGTATAAGCAAACCATCCGCTGTTAAAAGTAGAGGTATAGAATGTAAAATAACAAAACAAGAATTTTTTGAACAGTGGATGTTACATAAAGAAAGAATGGGTGGAATATTTTGTGAGTATACAGGTTTACCTGTGACATTTAATAGAGGTATTATAAAAGGGGGTGGACAAAAAAGTAGAAGTGCAACTAATTTATCTGTGGACAGATTAGACAATACTAAACCCTATAGTATAGAAAATATTGTATTTTGTAGAGCTGATTTCAATAATAGGAAAAATCAAGTTAATCTTGACGATTGTTTAAAAATAATAGAATTAGCTAAAAAAAGAAGAATGATATGAATTATTTAATTTTAATTGTTTTAGTTTTATTAATTTTATTTATAACTAATGCTGTATGAAAGAACGTAAAAGAAGATCAGATTGGGGTAAAGGTTGGGATGGAAGATTAAGGGTTCCTGATGATAAATTTAAAAAGAATTATGATGAAATAGATTGGTCGTACGTTAAGAAAGAAGAAAAAAAGAAATGATTACTATTATAGCGGTTTTAATTTTGCTTTCAGCGTGTGGATTTTAGATGGAAAAATATTATGGTCCAATAACATCTACTTACGATTATTTATCTAAATATATAAAACCAACTGATAAAGTATTAGAACTAGGACCTGGTGACGTACCA